AAAATAACGGTTTAAACTTTTATATGGTGTTAATATTATTGTGGAGTATAAACATCAATGATGACTTAAGCCGTGGATAGACTAGATTCGTCTACCCTATATCCCTACTCCTGACCCCGAATTTCATAGAGTTCTTCCATTTTACAGTCTAGCGCTACCGCAATATTCAAAGCCGTTTCATAAGACATGACAGACTGATTGTTTACATAGCGTGAAATTGTCTGTTTTGACTTTTTTACCCGACGAGATAATTCTTGCTGTGACATTCGATTTCGCTGTAAATGGAATGAGAGTAGGCACTTACCGACTTTGTAAGTCACCACAACCCATCCTTTAGGAGCTGATGATTATGACAAAAGAAGTTATTAACATCTCCGAAATTATGTTGATTCTACAAAATAAGAATAAAGCCGAAATTAAGACTCCTCATCCATCGAACGAAGAGAACGCACATAAGCAATAAATCCTTTTAATTCACGAGAAGATAAATCTTTCCCATCTAATTGCATCCGATACTTTTCTTGTAACTCTTGGTCTGTCATTGTTTCTAAATCTTTTATAAACCCCAAGTTTTTTGCGGAATACATAGATTCAAGGTCAATCTCTTCCTGGTTATCAAAGAAAAAGCCAGGGTGAACCTCGTACACCTCGGCAGCTTTGATAATCAAATCAATACTTGGACTTTTTTTCCCTTTTTCCACTTTGGACAAAAAAGAAGGACTTACTTCTAAGGCTGCCGCCGCATCTTTTTGATCGTACCTCGTTCGACCTCTTGCTTTTAAAAACTTTTTAGCGAAATCCTTTCCGTATAACACCTTTTTTCACCGCCTTCTATCGTTAATGTACTATATCCCTAAAAGTTATTCAATTCGTCGGAATTGACCTATAGGGATATTTTTTATAGGAATTATCCAAAAAACACGAAAAAATAATTGACTTATTGGAAATATAGGATTATTATGTACCTAGAGGTCAATAACATGTACGAAAAGTTGAGGAAATTTTTTTCAAGCACGATTGACCTATAGGTACATCGAGGAGGTGAAAATATTTTGAAAAAAAATTTAGATTTGCCCCAAGTCATGAAGGCTCAAGACATTCAGGCTTTTCTAAACATCAGTCGAGGGAAAGCATATGGCTTGTTTAAAGAAGAAGGATTTCCTGCTCTTAATATCGGGGGAAGTAAAAGAGTGTACAAAGAGGATTTCCTTAAATGGGTGGACAAGCAGAAAAAAACATCATAGGAGGTTAAACCGTGTTAGCTATCCAACTTGACGAGCAAGCTGTTGAAACCATGTTTTTGGAAGAGTTAAAAAAGCGGTTAAATCAATTAGAAAATCGACACACACTTTGGGACATGAAAGAACTTTGTCGGCAAACGTGCATGAGTGAATATAGCATCAAAGAAAAATTGTTTGTAGATGAACGGTTCCCTAAATTTCGGTCAGGTGGAAAATGGTACTTTCCAGCTCGGGAGTGTGAAAGGTTTTTGCTCCAATGGGTACGGGAACAACCAAATTATTAAATAGGAGGAAACGAAAGTGGACAAAGAAAAAATGTTGTTGTTGATTTCTGAAGCAATGGATAAGGGAGCAAGTATCAACATCCACGTTCCCCAATACCGTCACGATGAAAATTGGAGAAAGGTAACAAAGGTGGAAGCATCAGATTTTATCAACCGTTTCAATGAGTTAGTGGACGGTGAAATTGGACACGACTTACATGAAAAAATCGGTGTGGAAAACTTGATTGTTGACAACGGTCAAATACGAGTGGTTGCCACTTACTTTCCGAGCAAAGGTGAACTGGTTAAAGACTTAACTCAAAAAATTGAAATGCTTAATCAAAAAGTGGTCTACCTTCAGGAAGATTCAGGTGGTGACAAAATTGCTTGAACATCCAACAGTTACCGAAATCAATCGTTTTGGCTATCCGAAAGAAATGTTAGAACAACCTGAACATTTTGGAACAGACTTTTTCGGGGATGAAGTGTTAGTCGGTGACGATTACGTCGAGATTGATGGAGAAATCATTCTTATGGACAATCTAGATCGGTTTTTATCCGAGCAATTAGGGTTTGAATTTAAAACAGCAGAATAGGGCAGTGCCGCCAAGCAACCTGCCCTTTTGTAAAACTAATTACCCTCATTATACCAAGGAGGACGGAAAATGAATAGCTTACAAACGCAATTTGAACAGCAAGAAACGCCAAGCGTGATGGCGCATGGAACTAAAAGCCGAGAAATGGCAGAAGTTCAGTCACAAATATTTTTAGCCAAACAATTTCCACGAAATGAAGTTCAGGCAGAAATCAAAATTTTGAATGCTTGCAAACGCAAGTCATTAGCTGAAACAGCTTTATATTCCTATCCAAGAGGTTCTACAACAGTGACAGGCCCATCCATTCGTCTTGCTGAAGCAATCGCCCAATATTGGGGGAATATCAATTTTGGGATTAAAGAAGTGGAGCAAAAAAACGGAATATCCACTGTTGTGGCTTATGCGTGGGATATGGAATCCAATACCCGTCAAGAGAAAGTATTCCAAGTTAAACATGAAAGATATGCAAACGGAAAAATTAAAAAACTTACTGACCCAAGGGATATTTACGAATTAACTGCCAATAACGGTGCTCGTCGTTTGAGAGCGTGCATACTTGGCGTAATTCCTGGAGACATCATCGACAACGCTGTGGCTCAATGCCAACAGACTTTGCAGAATAGTTATACCGAACCGTTGAAAGACCGAGTGGTAAAGGTTTTGAGGTGGTTTAAAAACCAGTATGGCATTACACAAGAAATGGTTGAAGCAAAGCTTGGCCACAACGTTGATTCATTTACGGAGCAAGACTTTGTTACTTTAAGCAGTATCAATCAATCATTAAAAGATGGAATGGCAAAAAGAGAGGATTTCTTTAAATTTGTTGAACACAAGGAAGTTCCTAAGACTTCTCTTGAACAACAATTCAAAGAAGGTGAACAAGATGAAACTCAACAAGGATAATTATTATTCACTTGAAGCTGATCGTCACTATATGTCTGTGTCTCAATATAAAAACTTTTTAAAATGTGAGTCATCTGCCATGGCTCGATTGAACGGGTACCGAGAACCGAAAAGTGATGCATTGCTTTTTGGTTCCTATGTCCATTCTTGGTTAGATGGTTCTATTGAAGAGTTCAAAGGAGAAAATCCTGATTTGTTTAGCAGTAAAGGAGCATCAAAAGGGCAATTGAAATCCCAATATAAACTAGCTGATGAAATGATTGAAGTTTTGAAAGCTGACCCTTTTGTCATGATGGCTTTAGATGGTGAAAAGGAAGTTATCATGACGGGTGAACTTTTTGGAGCACCTTGGAAAATTAGAATGGATGTATACAATCCAACGTTTGGACGATTTGCAGATTTAAAAACAGTCAAAGGGATACGGGAAAAGTATTGGGTGCCTGGTGTTGGCTATTGCTCTTTCGTTGAATCATACGGATACATTACTCAAATGGCTGTTTATTCAGAAATTGAGTCTCAAAACAGAAATGGAGAATGGCTTGAGAGTTTTATAGTCGCTGTAAGTAAAGAAACACCACCAGATAAGGCGGTAATCACAATAGACTATGAAAGTCTTGTGGAAGAATTAAATCAAGTAGAAGCCAATATGGAACGTATTATTGCGGTTAAGTCTGGTGAGGAACCGCCAAAACGTTGCGAAACGTGTGAGCATTGTCGAAGAACAAAGAAACTAAGTCATGTAGTTCATTATTTGGAATTAGTACAAGGGGCGTAATGCCCCTCTAGGAGGTGCCAACCATGTGGGTAGTAGTAGATTACCAAGAAGGATTAATCGGGGTCTATCCGTTTCGCAAGGATGCTGAAAAGGCATACAACAAACAAAAACAAAAAAATATCAGACAGTTTGACGGGGAATTTAATCACGAAGAAGATGTGATTTTGGCTAAAGTCGAAAATCGTTTTTATTCCGTGGATACTGGTGACTATGAACACGGTAAACCCGTTTGGGATTGGGATGAAATTAATAAGGGGGCTTAACGGCTCCCGTTTTTATAGGAGGGAATCACCTTGACATATATCTGCCAGTGTACCGTACATGCACATGATGACTTGTTTGACATTACCGCAAGACCAATGGAGTTAGTGCAAGCTAACAGCCGGCAGGAGGCCTTAGAACGGGCGGAACAGAAAATCTTTGCGAGGTATAAAAGTTTGGGTTGTCAGGTGAACAAAATTACTTTTGCTTTTATCGATAAAATGGGGAGTTGAACCTAATGGAAGAATACGAAAATTTTAAACTGTGGCCGTACCTGTTTACTCTTGTGATTATCTTTATATTTGTGGTTTTTGCAGTGGGATTGGTAGACGGATGATGGGACCAACGCCAATTCCCATTCCTGAATTTTTCACTGCTACCTGGTACGACCAACAAAAGCAGTTACGCAAAACCGACCCGGTGATCGCTGACGAGTTGTTGATTTCCAAACCACTACTGGATAAATGGAAGCGTGTGGTAGGATGTAAGCCTTATCAGTATCGGCATATGAAAGGCATGAGTTGGGAGGAAAGACAAGAAATTATCACGCTGCGTAAACAAGGATTAACCCTGATACAGATCGCAGAGAAAGTCGGGAAAAGTCCCGGCACGATTAAATATCATGTTTATGCGAGTTAATGAAGCTTTGAACCAAAATGTGTCGTAAAGGAGGAATTGTATATTGGCTATTTTTCATGAGAATGTTTTAGGTTATTGCTCTGATTGCGGTAATACATCTAATTCTTTAACTGTTATTGAGATGGTAGATGATGGAGATTCACTGGCTTTTTGCCCTAAATGTTTATCTGAAATGGTTTTGAGACTAAATAATCGTTCTGCTGATAAATGGTTAGATGATGAAATGAGTTAATGTCACATTGCGAGAAAATAACGAATTAAGGAAGTGGAATAAAAATGCAAAATCACTATTTTACTTTCGGCTCAGGACAAGTTAACTCAGGATGTTATATCATCATCCCTGCTCCTACACCTGACGAAGCAAGAGAAGAAATGATGAATCGTTTCGGTAGTAAGTGGTCTTTCCAGTATGACGAAAAGGAATGGAATGAGAACGGGAAGCCATTGAATGAAATTTATCATTGGAAATTAATTGATTAGAAATTGAAAAGGATGCTCGGCATCATAACCTGGCATCCTTTCTTGTGTCGTTCTCTAGTGGCGAACCGTTGCATGCAGTTCACTCCTTTTCATTATCTAAATATAGTAGGTCATGCACTTCACAGTCGAACAACTGGCAGAGCGCAATGATTGTATCAAAACCGATTTTAGCCGACTTCTCGTTATACAGCTTAGATATTGTTGTGGCGCTTAAACCGGTTTTTTTATGCACATCCTGGATGCTTAGGCGATCACGAGCCATTAGGATGCGAAGATTGTTTTTCACTAACATGATTGTATATACTCCTTTCTCTTAGATATTCAAAATGGATACTTTTGTATCTAAAATCATTCTATAACAGTTTAGACACATATGCAAGGGTAACATTCAAAAAAGTGTGATTTTTTTCACTGATAAATATAATTCAATATTAATTAAGTATATTTTACTATAAAATAAACACAATTATGTTTACTTAAAATATGATTAGGTGTATAATATGAAGTATAGGAGGTGAAATCTTGGAAGTACAAGTGAAGCTTTTAGAGATGATGGCAAAGAACAACATTCGACGGATTGAAGATTTACACAACTTAACAGGCTTGTCCAGAACTACAATTCGCCAAATTTTAGATGGCGATAAAAAATCATTGTACTTTGAAACGATCGGCATTCTGTGTAAAACACTGAATTGCAGAATTGAGGAACTGATCGTGATTAAGAAATGAAAAAGGTGATTTAGATGGGAGGGGCATTCCAAACAAGTCGGGATATATTCACTAATCCCATTTGGCAAGACATACCGAAATTCCGAATTTTCTTTTTCATTGTAGGTAATGCAGTTTTTTCTCAAGAAGGAGTCAGAATTGCTAACCTACATATCAAACGAGGTCAATTCCTCCGTTCCTATCGAAATTTAAGTGATGACCTTTCGTATATTGAGAATCGAAAAGTGAAGAAATATTCCGTTTCGGTCATATCGAGAAAAATTGAACAGTTAGTCCAAGAAAATAGACTAAAAGTCCAAGAGTCCGAACTTGGAACACTGTTCACAGTGGTAAATTATGAGTTATACCAAGGGTTTGACCACTATAAGAAAAAAGAACTTGGAACAGAGTTGGAACACTGTTGGAACAGTGATGGAACAGAGTTGGAACAGAGTTGGAACAATAATAATAAAGATAATAAGGTTAAGAAAGAAAAAAAGGATAAAGAAAAGATATCTATACCCTTCTTGGAAATTGTTTCTTACCTTAACGAAAAGACCAATTCCAAGTTCAAACCTACTTCAAAGAAAACTCAAGAGTTAATAAAAGCACGATGGAATGAAAGTTTTACCTTAGAAGATTTTAAAAGCGTGATCGACAAGAAAACTACAGAATGGCTCAATGACACGAAAATGAGCCAATACCTTAGACCAGAAACTTTATTCGGCACTAAGTTTGAATCTTACCTTAACCAAAAGGGAGGGAAAATAGTTGAAAAGTCTCAACGAGATTATGAAGGATACGACTTCGACAGAGAACGAGAACCAGCCTTTTAGAATGCCTAGAACGATTGGTCAAGTTAAATGCCCTGTGTGTGGAGAAGATAGCAATATTACGGAATATTGGCTTAAAGGAGAACGCCGAATAATTAATTATGTTGAAAGTGCAGGCAAATGCTTTAGTTGCAATAGCCATGATGAAGCGCTAAAAGAATTTGAACGGCAAAGAGAAGAACATCGTTTAGCTAGAATCGAGAGAATAAAAGAAATATTCAATACAGACTCACTTATGAACCCTAAATTGCAAATTGCTACTTTCGAAAACTATCACCCTACTAGCGAAGAATTAAATAAATCAAAAGAAATCACTAAACGATATGCGGAAAACTTTTCGAAAGAAAATCCTATTAGCCTTTTAATGATAGGAAACTACGGAACCGGGAAAAGCCATTTAAGTGTAGCTATTACTAAAGTTTTGATGGAAAAAAGTTTAAGCTGCATCTTCATTTCAACACCAAAACTCATGACAAAAATTCGCTCCACCTACAACAAGCAAAGTGAATACAGTGAAGAACAAATAATTGACCAACTGAGCAAAGTTGATTGTTTGGTACTGGATGACATAGGTTCTGAGTCTGTGAAACAAGGAGATTCAAATCAACACACATGGGCCACTAGTAAACTATTCGAAATTATAGACAACCGTATTGGGAAACATACCATCTTTACTACTAATTATGATGTAAACGAATTACAAAAACGGTTAGGTGGTCGAAATTTCTCAAGGATGATGGAAAATGTCCATGTTATCAAAATGTATGGCGATGATTATAGATTAAAAGATTTTAAGTGAGGTGCGATATGACTCAATATCAAGAGATTATGCCGGGTGTGTATCAAATCATCCCGGATTCTATAGTGGACATTCAAGCAGCAGACGAACGGTTAAAAAATTTGCGAGAGAAGTTGATTGCAGATTATGAAAAATTCTATTCGGGACAAACGAGCGATAGGTCAATTGGAACATGTACACCTTCTTAACAGACGATTAAACATCTATGTGGCTCTAGAAGATGTAGAGGATACAAACTTCTTTTGGAGCCAAGAGGAAATTCAACGTTTTGACGAAATGTGGTTTGAAGATATGCCAATGACAGATATAGCGAAGGAAATGAGAAGAACAGAACTAAGTGTTTTCCTTCTTGCAGTAGATCGGATGTTTCAAGGTAAAAATAAGCCGCGGAAAGGGTGGAAGTTTTGGTAAACAAAATGGAACCAAACAAGCTATATAAGCATTACGAATGGGACAAACACACGATTGAACCCCTAGATTTTTCAGAGTTTCCTAGTGCGGAAGAAGTAGTTAACCATCCGCCCCACTGCACCATTGAACCGATAGAATTCGACACAGTAATCCAACCAAAACATTATCACGCTGGTAGCATTGACGTGATCGAATTTCTAGAAAGATATTACCCAGAACGAAAGTATACAGTTGCTGAAGGTTTTGCCATCGGCAGTGCTAACAAATATATAAATCGATACAAAGAAAAAGGTGGCATCGATGACCTAAATAAAGCAGTATTCTTTATTAATAAACTAAAAGGGTATGAGGCTGGTAGCGATGAAAAAGCGCAGTAAAGGAGATGCCCTATGGCTAAAATGCTAGTTTCCGATGAATATCGCCAATACCGAAAAAACCTAGCTGAATTTGAACAGCATATTAACCCAAAACCCAGTGAAGCAGAACGTAAAGCAATGAAACAAGCTTACTTAGAAAAGAGGGAGGTTCATGAAACACCCGTTACCCCTGCTAAATAAAATAGATAACTTGCTAAAAATCTGTAAATCATGCGAGAAAAAGGACTGGAAGAAACACTCACATGAGACTTGCGAAGGCTGTAAAACGTATTTGAACCTAAAAGAGATTGGAAACGAAATCGAAAGGGTGAGCGCAGTGGCAAAGTTGAGTTTAGCAGAATACAGAGATTACAAAGCAAAAGGAATGAAAGACAGAGATATTGCAAAAAGAAAAGGATTAACACCTAATCGTGTTAGTCAGCTTAAAAAGGAATGGAATGAGAAAGCACAGAAGCCTGTTACAAGCGCAAGCGAAACATCAGAAGGTAAAACTATGGAAGAAGAAATAAAAGCCGAAAGCGCCCCATTTGAAGAGGACAGAACCACCAAGCTAGAGTTTGAGAATGAACAGTTGCGTAAAGACAACAACAACCTAGTAACTAATTTAATGGACAGCCGAGATAAAGTAATTAAGCAAGATTATGTCATTGAAAATCAAAAACAAGCCTTAACCAATACTAGAAAAGTTTTGGAACAATATGAGGATGAAAATAGATCGTTAAGAACCGTAGTTAGAGAGTTAGTGAAAATGTGGATGTGAACCACATTATCCATTTTAGCGGAGGGGAAGCTGATGTTTAAAGAAGTCCATTCTTACAGCAAAGCCGACCAACTAAAGGGACACCAAAAATCAAAGGACAAGCCTAAATTTAAAGAAAAACGCCCCAAAAAGAAAAAGAAAAAACTTGAGACTTTCAAAGGCCGCACCATTCCCCCAAAGAAAGTTAGAGGGAAGGTAACAACCGCAGACTATAAAAAGGCACAAGAAGAACATGGAGAGAGCTGTTTCTTTTGCGGTAGTCCATTTGTGGAATGTCATCATGTAGTGCCAAAGGGTTTTTCTAGGCACAAGAACGGTAGAGGTGTTTGGAGAAATTTATGCTTCCTTTGTACCGAGCACCATCGAGGTGATGCAGGAGTACATCAGGATAAAGAAAAAATGGAATTACTCCAAGAATTACACGAAATGAAGTATGGCCCCAATTTTTATAAAGATCGTTTTGATTTATTCAAAGAAGGATTAACACCTAATACAGACAAAGACACCTTCGAATCCTTCATGGAAAGGGAGAGAGAACAATGTCTGATAGAGAATCATGGTTAACCTGGCAAAAACAAGTGATTGCTGAAGAATACAAGGACATTAAACCAATACGGGATAAAGCCCAAACTAGCTTTGATAAAGCCGCCAAAAAATCCCTTGCGAGGGTGAAACGGTATGGCAACTAGAAGAGTCGTTGAACACAAAGGATATTCGATTGACCGAGAGAAACTAGTCATTTTAACTTGTTTTGAAGAAGGAATCAGCAAAGAAGAAATCAAACAGCTATCACCTTACAGTAAAACCCATAAAGTATTGATTAATCGAAATGGATTTTATGAATATTTAAAGAAAAATGCGTAAAATTCACCAGTTTATATTATAAGTCAAATCAAATACGAACATAAAGAGAACGGAGGAAAAACATGAGCAACTTAACAGATTGGGCAAAATCTGAGTTAGATAGGTTGATAACAGGTGATTCGGACGGAGCAGAAATGCAACGAGCGATAACTAAAAATATTTTAGAAATTGTCGAAGTATTCTCGAAGCAAGGCCATAGCGGTTTTAGTGCTTCTTATGCTCTTAATATCATCAAAAGATTACTAGATTGGAAACCGATTACTCCACTTACAGGGGAAGATAGTGAGTGGATTGACCAAACAGAAAGTAATGGTGGTAATAGCTTGCAACAGAATAACCGTTGTTCAGCGGTATTTAGACATAACAACGATAATTCAACAGCCTACTACATTGATGGAAAGGTATTTTCTGATGATGGTGGAGAAAGTTGGTTCACAAACAAAGAAAGCTGTGTTCCAGTTATTTTTCCTTATGTTGTTCCTGAAAAACCTGAATACATCATTATTGACGGAGGTAATGAAAATGCTTAATAGAGTCGTGCTTGTAGGTCGCTTAACGAAAGACCCGGATTTACGGTATACCCCAAACGGCGTGCCTGTTGCCACCTTCACTTTGGCAGTCAATCGCAATTTTAAAAATGCTAACGGAGAACAGGAAACGGATTTCGTGAACTGTGTCGTGTGGAAAAAACCTGCTGAGAACACTGCTAATTTCCTTAAAAAAGGTAGTTTAGCAGGGGTAGATGGTCGAATCCAAACTCGACACTATGAAGGTCAAGATGGGAAAAGAATTTATGTTACAGAAGTCGTAGCCGAATCAGTCCAGTTTTTAGAGCCTAAGAGAGACGGACAGCAACAATCTAATACAAATACATCGGGTAATAAACAAAATCACTCACAAGTCGGCCAAACTCATGTAGAAGATGACCCGTTTGCAAATAACGGACAAATTAACCTATCAGATGATGAGTTGCCATTCTGATGACTATCTATTTTGATTCCGCAACCAAAACACAACTAATTGCAGTATGCCTTTACGAAGATTGCCCGTTGGACTTCAAATACGAAGCCCTTCGGGAACTTCAACTTAGATGGACAAACCAACTTTTGCCCGAACTGATTAAATTATACGGAACGGGAATGAACCTATCGTCGATTGCTGATGAATTAGGGGTTGACCCCTACACCGTAAGAAATAAATTAAAACAATTTAAGGTATACAAAAGGAGAGTTGGAGCGTGAATTTAACTAAATTATTTGAAACACAAAAACTCTTGCGTGACCGAATCAACTACAACGAACCTGACCGATTTAATAAATTAATTTTAGCTTTACTGGTGGAATTAGGCGAATGCGCAAATGAATGGCGAGGGTTTAAGTTTTGGAGTAAGAATCAGGAGCCAAGGATTAAAGAGAAATGTACTCAGTGTAAAGGAAAAGGATTTTATGAATACTTTGATGCGTTTGAAATGTTTGAATCTCAATACTCCACAGAACCATGTGCTGACTGTGAAGGAACTGGGTCAGCAAAAGATAAAAACCCACTCCTTGAAGAATATGCGGATTGCTTACATTTCGTTTTGGACTTAGGGATTGAGTTGGAATTTGAGGAATACAAGATTAATCCTTTCAGACCACGCAAAAACATTATTGAACAGTTTCAAGATATATGTATTCAAATAACTTTCTTGACACATGAATACAGAACGGAAATAACAACCATAAAACACACTTACAAAACAATGTTCGGTTTATTTTTAGGTCTTGGCGAAATGCTAGGCTTCACATGGGAACAAATAGAACAAGCTTATTTTGAAAAGAACGCTATCAACCATAAACGACAGGAAGAAGGCTATTAAAATGACCAATTTAAAGCTTGACCCTTTAGCACGAATGGAGATTATCGCAGAATTGCAGATGAAAACAAAATATGCGTGGGAATATCTGAAGTCGTTAACGGATGAAGCATTAATTAAGTTGTTAAAGGAACGAGGGTAATGGGGAAAATAAACGCAGTCAAAACAACCATTGATGGATATGAGTTTGATAGTTTGACAGAGGGTGAATTTTATAAGTATTTAAAAAACTTACCGGATGTGGATTATATCAAGGTTCACCCTTCTTACACTCTGGTAGAACCGTTTATGATTCTGTGTGGACGATGCAAAGGAGGAAAACTTGCTTCTCTTAAAACAGGAAAACTTATCAAATGTCAAAGGTGTGGAGGTAAAGGCACAATCAAGCGGAAAGCTTGGACATACACCCCTGATTTTAAGGTGAAATGGAAAGACGGGTATAGTTCTTTCTATGATGTCAAAGGTGGATTTAAAGATGCAAAATTCAATTACGTTAAAAAGATGTTCGAAAATACATTTTTTCAAGAATTATTAGTGGTGAAGCAAGTGAAAGGCCAATGGAAATACATGTAGGAGCTGATAAAGGATGACTAAATACCGCAAAAAGCCAGTAGTGATTGAAGCGGTTCAACTTAAATGGGATACATGGAATGAAATTTGCGAGTTTGTCCCTAAAGAACAGTTTGGCTATGGTGTATACCTTGATGATGAAACAAAAGAACCACTTTCAGATAATAAAACCTCGACTACCATAGGTTTATATATTATTACGCTTGAAGGTACTATGTTGGCACAACAAGGCGATTACATTATCAAAGGAGTTAAAGGAGAGTTTTATCCTTGTAAGCCAGACATTTTCGAAGCCACTTACGAGAAGGTGAAACCGTGAAAAAAGTAGTTGTCATTCGTGGCCCATGGAAAGGAATCGTTTCTCACAACTTTGTCATACATGGCAAAGCAGTTGAAATCCAATTATCAGACAAGAAAAGAGCCATCACACACATAGATCATTGCGAGGTGATAGAGAAATGATTTTACTAGCTTTGATTGTCGGAATATTTATGGGTATTGGAATTACTGGAATGTTTTCAGGAAAAGCCTACTCAAAGGGATTTAATAAAGGTATGGATTTTGGATATGAAGAACGGATTAGGGATGAAAGGTTTTTTAGGGAGTTTAAGGATGCCTATATAGGTGAAGGCGAATGAAACCACAATACATTGAGATCACAGACATTATCCGAGAAATGAAAAACGTGAAAGAACGGATGGATAAATGTATCACTGAGGTTTATAAGCAAGCCAAGTTAAAAGATAAAGCTGAGCGAGATTACCGCAAGAGCCTAGCACAAGAAATCCTTAAACTCAAAGCAGATGGAATGCAAGCGACTCTTATACCCGATACAGCGAGGGGAAACACAGCCGATTTAAAGTTTGCGAGGGATAGCGCTAAGAGTTTATATGACTCAGCTAGGGACAGCATGGAGACGTTGAGGACTAGTGCCTCGCTTCTTCAAACTATATCTCGTTATCAGAGTGAATAATAGAACCAAATTGCGACATAAACAAAGGAAGGTGAATTATGAATAGCAGAATCTTTAAATCTAATAATGGCATTGAATTAATTGTCAAAAATAGAAAGTCTGCGGTCATTTTTGAAATATTAGGACTTGAACATTACCAAGCTAATTTAGAATTTGCACCTTTAGAATTTGAAAATTTCATAGTTCATCTTGAAGATGTCTCTAATAAAGCATGGAACAATTTTGCTCCTAAAGAAGCAGATAGTTTAGGGTCTGATTACTATGAGTATTATGACAAGGAATTTGACAACAACGGATATTTAACAGTTAGAGATGACTGGATTTTTATTGAACGACCAACTTTAGACAGTCCGAGATTTTACAAATTCAATAAACGGAAAATGGAATCTTTTATTTATGATTTGAAAAGGTAGTATGTCACAATCCGAAACATAGGAGGTATGAAAATGAAAACCAAAGATAATTATTATCGTGTAATTTTAGAAACTGTCTATAGTTATCCGAAAGAGGTTTTGTACGAAATGACAGATGATGAATGTGATGAAGAATACAGTATTATTCCTGCAAATTACTAAGTCATCTTACGAGAAAATAGAGCAACAAACCGGCAAAAAGTAGGAGGGGACTATGACAACAGCTACCACTTACAACAAATATCAGATTTATGGCATCTTAAAAAACTATCATTGGATGTTAAGAGAGATACAGCGAATTGATAAAGAGTTGTCGACTACAGATTTTAAAGGTACCGCCCAATATGGGATTGAAGCGACTATGCCAAGAGCACAAGGAATCGTCAGCCGAGCCTTAGAAAACGAAGTCTTGCGCCGATGCGAGAAGTCTAAAAAACTAGTAAAATATTGTGAGCAGATAAATTTCATCAACGAGCGGAGTCCAAGAATCATCGAGGAAAAAGAAAAAGTCATCCTCGACTGTTTGCTGGATGGAATGGGCATTACAGCGATTAGCCACCACCTACGGACAAGCCGAAAACACATTAACGAATTGAGAGATAATATCGTTGATAAATTAGCGTAAAAAGGTTACACAAGTTACACATGTAACACTTTTTGACGGTGGTGGTAGTGGTAGCTTACACTAATGGTGTAAGAAAAATTCACTAATAGATTTCTAAAAGGTAAAGGCGAGGCGGTGCGATGGGGCATCGTCTTTTTTCTATGAATAGAACTCTACACGCAAAATGCGGACCAAGTAGAGTCAATATAACGGTCATGTGGGAAAAATCAGCTATATGGCGTAAGCCTCCCAAGGGGCGGGATGGGGCTGATTATAAAAGGTGGGTGAGAACTTGGAAAAGCATACTAGCTGGACAGAGGAAGAACACCAAGCGTTATTGCAACTACAAGAGCAAGGCTTATCATATCGGGAAATGACTAATCAAATGACAAACCAATTTAAAATAGAATTTACTTGGAATAGTGTCCGCAACAAACTAAGACGGACAAAGAAAAATAAAATTGAATATGCCGACAGAAAAAATATCGGAAACTCTATTGAGGATTACTTACTGCATCTTATCCAGCACCAGGAAGAACTGCAAAAGTTTGATGATCGGCAAACCTCCGTCACTTTAGACATTAAAGATGATAAACCGATTGGCATTGTCTTTAGTGGGGATTGGCACGTAGGAGGATTATATACAGCACATAAAGAGATGCTAGACGATTTTAAAATGATTAGCGAGACAGATGGCTTATACAATATCACCATGGGTGACTATGCCGACAACTACAACAGTGGTAGTCACAAGGGTGGATGGATAGAGCAAATTGATAATCCTGATAAGCAAAAGGATATTATTGAACATCTATTTACTACTTATCTAGGTAAAAGTAATATTGCAGTCCTTAAAGGCAATCATGATAACTGGGAGACAAGAGAGACAAGTGAGGACTTTGTAAAGCATGTAGCCCGGTTAATCGAGTCACCTTATTTATGGTATGGGGGAGAGATTAACCTAAGACTAGGCAACCAAGTGTATAGAGTAATCGCTAGGCATACTTACATGGGCAATAGTGCGTTAAACACAACTAACAGCCAACGCAGACTCTTTGACGAGACACAAGGCGATGTCATAGCGTTAGGGCATTTACATTATAATGAGGTACACTCAAAATCCAAAGCAGGCAAAGACACCGTTTGGATTCGAACAGGCACCTATAAACGGACTGACGATTACACTCAATGGGTGATTGGTGGCAGTGGCAGAGGTGATATTCGCCAGCCGATGATTATTTTATTCCCCGGAACAAAGAAAATATTAGATTTTAGAGATATGTATGACGGGATTAAATATTTAAATATGCTCCGACAGGGCGTGACGGTATGAGATACATCGAAGTCTATACTCAGTTTGATAAAAATGGCGTGAGTTTTATGGTGGGTGTATCCATTGATTATAACTTTCGGCAAATTGATATTTGTTTAGGATTATTTACGATTGTAATCGGATATTAGGAGGATGTGAGATGAAGTGAAACTGACAGAGAAACAACAAAGATTCGTTGACTATTATCTCACGAGTGGTAATGCAGAAGAAGCAGCAAGGCGAGCTGGCTACAACGCACGTGGAAATACTACAAAGTTACTACAGAATACTACAATTAGAAAAGCTATAGAAAAGCGCAATAAACAGCTTGAGAGTGAGAGAGTCGCCAACATGGAAGAGGTAAAATTGTTTTGGACTGCTACTATGCGCAGTGAGGAAACGGACTTAAAACACCGTTTGAAAGCATCTGAATATATAGCAAAAACAAACGCTGCCTTTATTGATAAGCAAGAAATTGATTTAGGTATTACTGCCGAGGAAGCGGAAGAGTTGCTTCGTGAATACGATGAATAGAGCGTGGCAAGAAAAGCTTGATCGTGCTAATCCCGAAGAAAGAAAATTACTCCTTGCTTATTTGCGCAAACGAGTAAAGCAAACAAAGGACTTAGCTTCCATAAACAGCGCTTATGAATGGATAACCAAAAATAAATTCGTCAATGAGAACGGAATCCCAATGGAATTTGAGGACCGTTCTTTTTTAATAGAGCCATTACGGGATGAAAGTCCGATTCTAGCAGTTATAAAATGCAGTCAGATAGGATTTTCAACGATTTCTATCTTTAAGAGCGCTTTTCACAATATTAAATACGGTCATAACATCATCTATACTTTACCAACTGATGATGATGCAAGGGAATTCACTAAGGCAAAAACAAATATCATCATTGAGAATAACAAGAGTATTAAAGCTTCTCTAGTGGATGACAGCGTACATTTAAAGTCGTTTAAGACATTAGATGGCACAAACACAGGTTTTTGGTTTATGAAAGGTACTTACGGACAGTCGGCGGCAATCATGCAAACAGCCGACATTCTAATTAAGGATGAGTTTGACCGAAGTAATCCGGGGGTGCTCAACCAATATAAATCCCGTATCAAAGCATCAGCCTATAAAAGGGAGTGGGAATTCAGTAACCCATCCTTCCCAATGTTTGGAGTCGATGCCACTTTTGAGTTAAGCGATCAGAAACATTTTTTCTTTAAATGTCCATCATGCGGACATTGGAGTTATTTTACTTATGAACAAGAATCATTCGATAGAGGCAACACTCATCATGTTTGCAAAGAGCGTAAAGCCTATGTGTGTGGGAGTTGCAACAACATCCTAGACCGCAAGTTAGCGCAAAAACAATGGGTACCTAAATGGACAGATAAAGATGGGATAAGCGGGTACTGGATTAGCCAGATGATGGCACCGTGGATTTCAGCGGCAGAATTAATACGAGATGAAAAACTCATGCTGCCTGATGTATTCGCCAACTTTGATTTAGGCAGACCTTACGCAAGTGACAGTAATGCCCTTGACCCATCGAACATTATTAAAAATATCATGTACGATGAAAACGGATATGTACCAAAGATTACACCAGGACGATTCCGAGTCATGGGAATTGACCAAGGCGGAACACTGGACAGTCCAAAATTTTATTGTGTAGCAGGCACCGAAGAAGGCATAAACAAGGTTATTCGCATCGAAGGAGAAGAAAAGCTTCACAACTTTATCAGGATGAACAACATCGACATTGTGACAATCGATAACGCACCATATCCCGAGATAGCGATAAGACTAATGCAAGCATTCCCTGGCAGAATTTATCGTTGTGTTTTCGATTATAAGGATGAGCGCAAGCAAGTGTACGAGGTAGATTATAAGACTCGAGTCATCAACGTACACCGAACCCGTATCTTTGACAGAGTAGTGGATGGGTACATCACAAGTGAGCGCAAAGTTTATATCGATGGAAGTGAGCCTTCCTTGTCATCACTGGACAAGGGAACCGAATCACTTTGCAGACATTGGACAGCCCAACGGAAAGTTGGAGGGAACGGGGAAACACCCGAAGATAAGGCAAAAAACCGTTACATTAAATTAGATAAACAGGGAAATGTTCGGCCCGTGTGGGTAAATGAAGGAGCCGACCACTTTTCCCTTGCAGATATATATTGTCAAGTTAGTCAATTGTTAGCGAAAAGGCAGGTGGAAGTGAGTGAGTGATAAAGAAGTCAAACAGAGGTTTTTAAAAGATTTAGAGGTTGCTAAGAAGTTTATGGAGCCTTTGCATCAGAAGATGGATAAGTATTATGAACAATACCGCAACCGATGGAGTGAGGACGTTGCCTTTCAAATCAGCGATCTATACAGCTATGTAGAGACAGTGGTTCCTATCTTAACCAACAACCGCACTCGTTCGAATGTAAAAGCGGAATATCCTGACATTATCAAACATGCAGAGGGAATGAACTACATCCTAGACCATGTATTTGATACAAACAATTGGGATTACAAAGCACAGCGAGTCGCACGAATGGCAGAGATTTACCGTTCGTCTCTTGCTTATACTGGATATGACCCCGAAGCCAATAACGGGACAGGCAAGCTAACCATTACCGAGATTAATCCAAGATGGTGTTACCTAGACCCAGCCGTTACTGAGTTAGAGGATAGTTCCTTCTTTATCTATGCTGAGCCAATGAGAGCAAGCAAGGTAAAGAAGCTTTATCCGGATAAGAAAAAAGAAATTGGTGAGAAACAAGGTAGCGGCATGCTGACGAGCGAAGGAAATAAAACCAATTGGTTTAAGTCCTTTGTCAAGTCAATTGCTAACACACTAAATTTCACGAGTGCTAATGAAGCGGTCAAGTTTGAAGGGAATGTCTTGCCTGAGTTGGATGAAGCGGAAAAGCGCAAGAATGCAGTGGCTTTTATCCATTATTGGTATAGGGACGATGATGACAAGTGGCGAGTCGCTTACTTTGCAGATGAGGTATTCTTAGAGGATAGAGAGAACCCGTTTTGGCATGAACGATTACCATATGACATTTACAATCCAACAGAGGATATTCTTTCGGCTGTCGGTATTCCAATGGCTGAGCATATCGAAAACTTGAACTTTGAAAAGAATGCTCTATTAAACACGATTGTTAAACACGCAGATAAAACAGTTAACCCACCAATGATGTATAACTCAACCATGGGTATAAAGGATACACGAGCCTTGCGTGATGGTGGACAAGACGGATTAATCCCGATTGCTAATCCTGACTACATTCCGATGAGCGCAATTGCTCAATACATGAACCCTGCACCTATGCCGAACTTTGTAGACGGATTGCCCGAACGATTTGACGGCATGATGGACAGGATTACCGGGGTAAATGATTCCTTCCGTGGAATGGCACAAGCGACGAGCGGGAAGGAAGTCCAATTAAAACAAGAAGCATCTTACACCAGGATTAAAACGAAAGTTGATAACTTTGAAAAGTTTGTTAAAAGCATGAGCGAGAAGATCATCGTTAACGCCATGCAGTTTTTAAATACTTCAACCGCCTTCCGTGTGAAAGGTGATTATAGCCAATACGAGAATATCAATGCAGAAGAAACTCCGTTCGAAGTCGAACCAATTCAGCAGGGATTCAATCCCGAAACAGGCGAACCGGTATTTGATAAGAAGGAGTTTTTCTTATATGCCAATCCAAATGAGTGGACACAAATTGAAGGGGAACAAGCGGAAGAGGGCGCAGAAGGAACCAAGGACGCTTATCGAATCCTACAGTTAAGCGTAGAGATTGAAGCGGGCTCTTCTTTGCCAACATCACCAGCCGCACGAAAAGAGGAAGCGTTAGAACTCTTTACATCTGGCGCAATTGACCAAACCGCCTTACTCGATGCCTACGATTATCCGAAACGGGATGAAATCCTGAAACGGATGCAGGAAAAGGAACAAATGATGGCTCAACAAGAAGCATTGATGCAGATGCCGACACAAGAACCTATACCAGGTGAGCCTATGACACAGGAACAACCTTCACAGGCTCCTGATGAGGTGGGAATGTCATTAGAAAACATTCGTCAATCCGTACCTGAGTTAGAAGGTATGAGCGACGAGCAAGTGCTTGAATTATTAGCCAATATGCAAAGCGGAGGGGTATAAATGGCAGGTATAGTTACACCTTACTCTTATGATTATTTCCCAAGCTGGAATGTAGGTGACGGGATAACGTGGCAAGAATTCGGTAAATTGTTGCTTGATGATTACTTATTTGAATACAGAAAACGCATTTTGGGCTAGGGATGAGACTTCCTTAGCCTTTTCTATTTGTATCGTTATTACTTGGAACAACCCTAACGGGATTCCATTGGAGGTTATACCATGCACCAATTTTTATTAAAGCTAAACTTACAAACCTTTGCCGATGACTGGAGCAGTTATCTATCTGAATCTGTTACTGAAGAAGTTGCTGACGATCAACCCGAAACGGAATCCGAGACCAAAACAGTAGAGGAAACAGAAGGCGAGGAAACCACCGAACATGAGGTAGAGCCCGACGGTGAAGAAACAGCCGAAGAAACGACAGAAGAAACACCAGCGTTCGATGATGACACAGAAATCGAATTAGGCGAGGATAGACAACCGGTTAAGCTGTCCGAACTAAAAAGCGGTTATTTGCGTCAATCGGACTACACCAAGAAAACTCAAGCGTTAGCAGAAGAACGTAAAACGTTTGAAAGTGAAAAGGCAGAAATGGAGCCAATCAAAGGATGGCTTGATTACATCAATGAGAACCCGTACTTGTTTAACCAGGTCAACGAAGCAATTAAAGCCTGGAACAACATTGGGGAGATTGCTCCATTGGATGAAGTTTTAAACACTGAAGCTGGTCCTTATATCAATCGTTTAATGGCTCGTGTCAGTGAATTAGAAGGCGAACTTAACCGTGTGAGCGGAGAGTATCAGACCACTAAATTTGATTCTGACATGAAAGCCCTTGTCAACGATTTGAAAGCGGACTATGGCGATTTAATTACACCTGAGTATGAACAGTCTTTAATCACTCAAGCGAGGGAACAAGGATTGTCAACGGATGTTCTAAAACGTATTGCCAAAGGTGATTTAGCTGAACAAAAGCTTCAACAAGTATCAAAGGATAGTAAAAAGGTTGAAGCCAAAACGAAACAAAAGATTCGAGAAACTAAACTACCCCCACAGCCGAAGAAAGTCGCTCAACAGCCCGCAAAGGAAGAACTTGATACTAGCGGGGATTGGTTGAGCATCTTTAAACAGGCGGGGAAATAATAGGAGGAACCAACCATGGCTTTAAATTTTGATAAAGTAACAGCTTCTCTATTACCGTTAATTCCAAAGAAAATGTACGACAATATTTCCAAGTCGTCTCCGATCATGTACCAATTAATGAAACAAAAGAAAGTATGGGATGAAGGCGGAGATACTATTCGCCCACACATCAAATACAAGCAAGCGGACAACCGCGGTTCATACAGCAAGTACGATACTTTAACGATCACACCACAAGACACTCGCACTGCTGCTGAGTTTAAAATGAAACAGCTTTATGCTTCTATCGTGTTCAATGGCTATGAAGAAGCTGCGGACAAAGGGGAACTTGCTATTCACAAGCTAGTTGCTCAAGCTACAGAAGATGCCGAAGCTACTTTGAAAGATTTGTTTGCTATTCAGATTTTTGGTGACGGTACTGGAAACAGTGGGAAAGACCTTACAGGCTTAAAAGCATTAATTGACGATGGTGCCGCAGTTGCAACATACGGTGGAATTGATCGTGCTACTAATGCCTTCTGGAAAGCTAACGTGAAAAAGTCAGCTAACTCTAAAGTGTTGACTATTGCACACATGCGCGAAGTGTTCACCAAATGTGTTCGTGGTGGTATGGAAAACAAGCCTGATTTCATTGTTACTGACCTTGCAACATGGATTAAATATAGCGAGTTAATCGATGGCAAAACTAACATTCAGCAACCACTTGGAAAGATTGGTCAAGAGTTTGCTAACCTTGGCTTCACTCAACTTAGCTTTATGGGTGTTCCTGTTGTGTATGATGAGTATTGCCCAGCCGATACAATGTACTTCATTAACAGCAACACATTCCAGCTTTACGGTAAGCCAGGTCGTATCTTCCAACCATCTGAGTTAGTAAAGCCTGCTAACCAAGATGCAAAGATTGGACAAATCTTCTTTGCCGGTGAATTTGTAGGTACAGAGCCTAGAGCAAATGGTCGCTTAGACTTGACAACTGCATAAGCCGAACAATCCTAGCGGAACTCGGGCCCTTCTCTCATTCGTGGGGGATGGGCCCTATTTTCTGTTTATAAGGAGGAAATCAAGTGAGTAAAATTTCGATGGATGAGATCGTGGAGCTTCATAACAATGGTGCTCAATTTAAAAGTATGTGGGATGGAAAAGAAGTCAAAATCAACAAAGGAAAACACATAAAAGTGGTGTATGGGTTAGCTTTGCATTTCCAAGAGCAAGATGCCGACTTAGAAATTAAGATGATTGAGAAAGAACCGATTGAACCCCGGGAGCCTTCTAATCCCTTAGAGGATGTTAATCGGGGTAAAGCTTTCGAAGGGTTAGGTGATTAAGATGCCAAACAGACCACCAAATACGGATTGGAATGTCGCGGTAACGGGAAATATTCTTGTAGAAACACAAACAGAAGCAGATGCAGTTGGTGGAGTATTAACTTTCGCTCAAGATATTCACTATATTGAAATTTTGAATCGGGATGCTGTCAATGATGGAGTGTTTACGGTAAACGGGATAGATATTTTCGTACCGAAAGCAAGTCCGTTTAGTAGCACAGGAATAGCGGGTACTGTCGGTAAAACAGTTACGGTAACTGGTTCAACGTCTTATGTTGTGAATCAGTATGTGTAAGGGGGTGTAATAAATGCCATATACAAGTAATCAAGGAACACAAATTATTCAAACGGATAACAAAGAAATCAAGGAACAACTGGCTGATGTTACGACGTCTTTGGCAGAAAAAGCGAGTAAAGACGAAGTACGTTTAAAGTCCGTAAAAAACGAATTAGAAGATATGTCGCCAACTGTTTTAGCAGCTATTGAAGGTGGTGAAGGTACAAGTTTTAATTTGTTATCTATACCACAAAACGGTAGTGTTGGGGATGAAAAAACTACTTTTATTACCATAGGTGAAAACATATTTGATGCCAGTAAAACAACAGATAATAAATACATTGATAATACTGGTAATGAAAATTCTTCTGCAACTCTATGTTATTCGGATTACATTCCTGTTAATCCTGGTGATGTTTTAACCATATCAAGAGCTCTTACTTCTCCAGGTGCAACATACGACCAAAATAAAAATAGAATAGGTGTACCATATACAGTTGGAGCTGCCACGTCACCGTATACTTTTACCGTTCCTGATGAGGTTTATTCTTTACGACTTAATCTATACATGGAAGGCGGTAATAGCAAATCGGTTTTTATGGTTGTAAAAGGAAGTAGTTTACCAGGTGCCTACGTACCATATAAAAAATTTATACCAAAGTTAGTAGTTACAAATGATAATTTAGAAAACGATTCCGTAAGTACGGATAAAATTACCCATGAATCAGTTACAACTGAAAAAATTGCACCTGAATCCGTTACCGCCGAAAAAATAAAAGGTAGTAAATTTGATAATATGTTTGATAAAACTACGGTAACAGCAGATAAATATGTTGATAATACTGGCGTAATAAACGATAGTGCATTGTTATGTTTAAGTGATTACATTCCGGTTACAGAATTCGAATCATTTACTGTTACAAAAGGGTATACTTCTCAAGGTGGATATTACGACGTAAATGAAAATTGGATTGCAAAAATTGACGGTGCCGAAAGTGGTGTAATAGACGGGCTAACTTTCACAGTTCCATCAAACCGTGCTTATGTAAGACTTAATATACAAAATAACCATGTTGATGAATGGATGATGGTTCCTGGTGATACATTACCGGAAACTTATTCCTCGTTTGGTTGGAGTGTTGATGGGTTAAAAGGAAAAAAAGAACTAGTTACTTATAGTGATTTAGACGCTAATTTAAAGGGTGAAATAGATTCAATCGGAGTATTCTCTTCTAAATGGGCAGGCAAAAAAATCGTAACGTTTGGAACATCAATCTCTTGGTATGATGGACAACAATATAACGCTAATACAACCGAACCGGGAGTAACTGTTAAAGGTTATCAAAGCTTTATCCGAGAAAAGTTAGGAGTCATAGTAGACAATCAAGGGGTAAGTGGAAATACGACACCTCAGATTAATACACGAATACAAGTTTACGATTTTACCGGCGTGGATGCCGTAATAATGGAAGCGGGTACAAATGACTTTAGGGATATGTCAACCGAACAAATAGGGACTATAGAACCGATTGGGAGCGCATTTGATAACACTACCTTTATTGGTGCTTATCAAGAAGCAATAGAACATATTTTAGGTGAAAATCCTGAGATTAAAATTTTCCTATTTGCACCAATAAAGGGTTGGAAAGATGGCATAGGAATAATGCCAGAAACATATCCTCAAGCGGTTATGGATATAGGAAAGTTATATTCTTTGTCAGTGTGCAACCTTTATTATGATAGTGGAATCAATGACTTAACGAAGTCAGTTTATATTGTTGATACTGATGCAGTCTCATTTGATTTTCACCCCAGTACAAAGGGGTATGAACGAATGGCAAATATTATCTTACCATTCTTGGAAAATCATTAATCCCTAGGAATAACTTTCCCATTTATAAGGATATTCAAAAATCTTGAGCGACATTCATTTGGGCAAGTGTCTTGCTCGTGCACCCATCCGCCTTCATCATAATCGTAGTACCCTTCAGAACGCCAAATAGCACCGCATTTTGGACATTTAAGGGTGTCTATATCTGGATTTGGCGATTGTATGATTTTGTTAGGCATATTAATCTTTCTCCTTTAATTGTTTAATATACAAATTATGCAATTTAGAGTATGTAAAAACAATATATTTTTAAAAGATGGAAAACAATATTTAGTTCATACTTGGACAAAAGTATGTCTTAGTGTGTATAAATGTGTATTGATAAATATTTTTGTTTGATGGACAATATTACCATCTAAATGGGGGTGGTATTGTTGGTTACATCCAGACATAATATTTCACTCGAAGAAGAAGTGTATGAGGAATTTTGCAAGTACGCCGGGAAGAAAGGCATTAAAATTTCAACTTGGATTAACATCAAAATGAAGGAATTCATTGAAGAAGAAAAGATGATCGAGGAAATGAAAAAGAAGCGCTCTTAGCTGAGTGCTTCTTTTGTTTCTAATTTTTCTTTGTAATTCTTTGCTTGCGCTTTCGTCCATAAAGGGGTTGAAGCAAGAATTTGAATTGGTTCTGGAAGAATTGGTCTAACTTTTTTTCCTTCACGTTGGCGAGAGTATTTAGTGCTTAATCGTGCTTTATCCCATCCGATTATTTCAGCAAACTCTTTAAGACCAACAAGCGTAGAAGTATCTCCTAAGATAAAAGGATGCTCAAGGAAGAATACAATAAACCCATGTAGCGTTTGTGGTTCGTCAGTTTCTTTAATGTGGTCATTATAACAGAGAGCAATGTCCATTTTAATTAAATCGTTATTTAACCACTTCTCGGCAATTTCGATTAGTTCTGGAAAATTACTAATTTCTGAATCCAAATCATCAACTAATTGGAATAAAGCAAACGTAACATCATTTAGATTAACCATTTAAAAAACATCTCCTTAGAGTGATAACTTTGTTATCTTTATTATAACAAATAAGATAACTTTGTAAACACTTTAAGACAACAATTTTATTTACTACTATCTAAAAGTGGTTAGAAATGCTGATATATAAACATTTTTGGATATATTGAGCACAAGGACCAAAATGCGTCGTAAACATTATTAAAAACGAGGGACTGGAAACGGTCCTTTTTTTCGTGGAGAAAGGAGGTTTTCTCTTGGGACGATCTAGTGTACAACAACTCATACAGCGAGCCAAAAACATGAACGAATATAATAACAGCGGTGTTTCAAAGGATAGCGTGTGGGTAGACCACTTTAACGCTGCTATGGTGGAAATGGTAGACGACTTGAATTTACAAGAATCGTTCACGATTGCCTACACGCCCGACACACGAACTTATATCCTACCTGATGATTACTATAGTCTGTTGATTTTAACAGCAGGAAACAAGCAAAGAATCAATCAGAGAAGGGAATATGATTCGCAAGTACCAGGGTATTGGGTAGTGGACAAAGGCAGTCATTTTGAATTAGATATTGCGTTTTCTCAACCCACTGAATTAACGGTGGTTTATCAACGCTACCCTACGAATTTAGAAGTCGCTTTAATGGAAACACAGCATCCTGAAATTGCCACAGCAGGAGAAACGGCACTTTGCTTTAAAGCGGTTTATTTTAGCTTACTCAACAACAATCAACCAGGACAAGCGAAATATTATAACGATCTCTTTACCGAACAACGAGGAACCATTCGAATCGCCACTTCAAAAGCAAAGGGGGTATAACCGTTGAGTCGAAATAATATTTATGGTTCGAAAACTGTAACCATTGACATACCTAAATTTAACGGAATCAATACCGCCCTAGCTTTTAGCGACATTGACGATACGGAGTCACGGGATATGTTGAACGCTTTGCCGAACAGTTTAGGCAGTTTAGCAAAACGACCAGGAACCATCCCTATTACAGATAATCCTTTAACAGGGGGAATTGGAACAATATGCAACCTTCGTAAAGGCACAGAAAACACCATTCTTGCGACAAGAGGAAGTACCTTATATAAATACTCAGCCGGAGCATTTACAGGGCAAACCATGACGAATACGCTTGTTACACCTAATATTGATGCAGCACAATTTCGGGATGCCAACGGGAAAGAAGTTCTAGTCGTTTGTGATGGGGGTAATTTGAAAGAGTACGACGGAACAACTGTGAAAGATATTGTTCCAAGTGCTAATGATGCGGCCCCGTTGCCACAAAACGATTTAGCCAACATTAATACCCATAAGCCGACTGGGTGCCTGGTGCATAATACTAGAGTGGTGCTGTGGAATGGTTCAGAATACCTATGGCATTCGAAAATTGGTTACTATGACTATTACCCTCAAGTGGATTATCAACGCTTTGTGAGGGAAAATGATGGTATTCAAGCGTGTGTTTCCTATCGTGGGGCTTTAATGGTGCTGATGCGGAGACACATTGGGGTACTGTTCGGACATGACCGTGATAATTGGGAACAAGATTTCATGGATACAAACGACGGATGCTTAGCGCCTAAAACGGTTCAAACCGTGACTTATCCGAACGGGAATCAAGAGGTGTTTTATGTTAGTGATGGCGGTGTATGCGCTATTTATGCGATTGATACACTTTCCTTAGATAGTTCAGCCCGTTATTCCACTCGTTCGGTAACAGTAAAACAAGTCGATTGGCAAGGGTTAGGTGTGACAAAAGAAGAATGGTCAAAAGCGGTTGCTCACTTCCGTAACGGTCAATATTGGCTTATATACAAGAAAGGTTCCGTCTATAAAGGGTTAGTATTCGATACTCGTTTCAGTCAGTGGTACCCTGTTGGAAACATTAAGGCAACGTCCTTCTATTCGGATGAGGATGATTTTTATTTTGCGGGGGAAGATGGTCACATTAAAGAATTTAATCCTGACCTTTTCAGCGATTGGAACGATAAAGCTAAAACCGCAGGAACCCCAATCAATATGTTTTGGTATTCAAAACTCTTAACACCAAAAGTCACGGGTTTAGAACATTTTTGGGACGTTCTCATGGTGGAAGCTAAACAACAGGGTGTGAAGTCATCCATTGACATTGAAGTGAACACCTATAGAGGGCAGTGGAAAGTGGTAGGAGCCTTAAAAACTGAAATGTTTGTGTGGGGATTATCCAAGTGGGGAGAAGCCGAGTTATCCAATGCAAACTTTACCGATATGATTAACCATGCCAAGCCTTTAAGAATTTTCTTGAAAGGTCAATATGTGCAAGTAAAAATAAGCAATGTTCGGGACGAGCCTATCGAGATTTATAATCTATCTTTTGAAGTTCGGCCGATGATACGGAACGGAGGATAGCTATGAAAGTAGACCGCAGTATTTTAGAAGTGAACGACCAAAGCATGGGAATGGTAGCTGACCCAGACAAGTTGGAGTCCTCTATTACCCATTTAGCTAATGTCATAGATTCCAACGACGATGGCAAGACGGATAAAACAGGGGACCATAATGGTACTTGGAAAGGTCACGAAATTGGTGATTTTGCGAGCCAAGATTTAACCCTGTATGCAAAAAAACTACAGCCCTCCTGGACAAATTTAACGCTTCAAAACGGGTGGGTAAATGATAGCGGTTTTTCCACTGCGTCATATAGAAAAAACGAGTTTGGTGAGATAGAAATACGAGGGAGAATAAAGACTGGTACCACCACAATCGGAACGGTCATTGCTGTTTTGCCGTTAGGTTACCGCCCAGCAACCAAGAAGTCGTTTGCTGTTGTCTGCCACATGGGTACCGGGATTAAATTAGGGCAGATTGACATTTTAACGAACGGAACAATCGAATATGTTTCAGGAGATAACTACTATTTGTCATTAGAAAACGTTCCACCGTTCGCAACAAATTAAAAGGAGGGGTCATCGTGAGACAAGTATATCGATTCGATTCAGAACATTATTATAAAGAACCTGTTATTTTGCAAGATGATGAAGCGATTCCTTCTGATTGTGTGTATGATGCGCCGCAGGATGGAATGTATAAAGCTAAAAGAATGAATGGTCAATGGGTGGAAGCTTTGACAGATGAAGAAATTAACGCTCTTAGAACACCCTCACCCAAGTCAGAGGTAGAAATACTGCGGGAACAAGTGGAAGAACTAAGGAAAGAGATTGACACCTTAAAAGGGGTGATATAAATGGCACTTGAAGATCAAAAAAAAGCTGTGGAAAATGAATTGGCCCAAAAACGGCAAACAATTAATAACAGCTTAAACGTGCAGAAGTTTGAAACAGATAACACCATCAACCGCAACAATCAATATTTGGATGAACAAATTAAGAAAATGAATACAGATAAAATTGTGAATGATGATAAAATTGCCGCCCTTCAAAATCGAAGAGGTGGTTTTTATTCGGGCGGATTAGATTATCAGTTAGCGGAGAATTTACGCAACACAACAGAAGGACAGACGGGTTTAAGACGGGACACAGGCACCAAGAACCAAGAATTATTAGGAAGATACAACCTGTTAGCGAGTCAAGCGGCTGAACAAATTAAACAGCTTGAAATGGAAAGCGCAGACACGATTCGGGCGTTAGTCAATGCGGAGTTAGAAAGACAAGCTGCGGCGGCAAGAAGTCGAGCGAGTAGCACAACCACAAGACAATCAACTTCAACGCCTGTCGCTCAACAATTTAGAGCGGACCAATCAGCTTCGCAGAAGTCCGCGTTAGATAAGTATTATGAATCACAATCTCGTTTATTAAATGCAGGTCGTTCAGTTGCCCGTAGAAAATTAGAGGATATTTATCCAGGCACCATCCCAGCACCAAAGGATAATAAGAATTTAAGCTTATGGGAACGGAATAAACTCATTATCGATAGCATGTCAGGAAAGTAGGGGTTCGCTATGTTGAGAATCAATAAAAATATTCCAGCAAAAAAAACGGGCTATGAAGCATGGAAAGAACAAAAGAGTCAGCCGAAAACAGAATCCAAGGCTCCTGTCCGAAAATTGCAGTTTGAAAACCCCCACTACATCGGCAAAAGCGATACGAATAAGACCTACCAATGGGAAACAGACACGCTCAAGCCTTTATCTGTAAAGAAGTATGGGCGAAGCTACAATGATAAGTTTGAAGCATGGGCCAAAGAGCAAGGTATTCAAGATCATGAAATGTCGGAGTTCCGTACTTGGATTGACTCCAAAGAAGACGGCCAAACTGTAAAAGGTAAGGGAACCGATAGTATTATTAAAAACATGGAAAAGCGAACACAAGAGAACGTAGGGAAGGTTAAGGAGCGATTGCAAAACCCACCCCTAGCGAAGGATAAACCGGAGAAGAAACAAAAGCCTAAAAAAGAATCTGGCAACATGTTAAAGGCCGCAGGAAAAGCCGCATTGGAGTTTTTTAATCCACTTGATGATGTAAGCGGAGAAGAAGCGGTTAACAAGTTTTTAAATACAAAGCAGTCTAAAGGGTTCAAAGGTTTATCTCGTGGTGCTAACAGAGCGGTGGACAGTGCTTCTTTTGGATTAATGAGTAACCTTGATAAAAAAGTAAATGATCGTACCCCTTATTACAACTCGGAGCGGGCATTCGGTGAAGGTGGAGGGACAGACATGCTAACATCGGGACTAGGTTATTTAGTCCCGGGTGTGGGTGCATATAAAGCCTTGAACGCAACCAAAGCAGGAACCGCCTTGACTCAACTAGGTACAAAAGGATTAGGGAAACGACTCCTATCAGAAGGGGCTAAAGGTGCCATTACAGGAGCGGCAACAGCAGGAGCAGAGGTTGGGGTTCGGGAAGCCTTAAACCCGAAAGACCAAAACTGGAAAGATAACGCCAAATGGCTTGGGTTCGGTACGGTAACGGGAGCAGTTGCCGACCCTCTTATGTATGGTGGGGGTAAATTGATTGGCAAAGGTGCTGAAAAATTGGCGGGTAAAGCCATGCAAAAGCTTGTTCCTTCTAATCAAGAGGTAGCTAATACTATTTCTACTGTTATTGGCAAAGGGGAAAGATTAAAGCCAAGAGAATACACTATGCCTAATGGGGAAAAAGTCCACATTAAAAACCGGGTAACAGATGCTTTAAAAAATACCGAGACAAAATTAAATGAAGTTCAACCAAAAGTGAATGCTCAAAACCAAGAATTACAAGAAGCAGTTCAACAACAATACGATTATTTAAAAAACAGTATGAGCAAGGGCGTGGATACGGGAACCACAGGAAATGGGATGACGGGCAATTTTAAAGAAGTTGATGGGCGATATACCATCAGCAAGAATGAAAAGTGGTACCAAGATTTCTTTTCTCAAAACGGGCGCAAGCCAAACGAGAAGGAATTATGGGAAATTGCCGAGCGACAAGTAAAGGAAGGTTTTCAAGACGAAGCAGTCGGAGACATTCCAGCATGGAACCCGAAAGAAGTCCAGGAGATTGATAGCCAGATTGATGAATTGACCACTATGCTTAGGGAACAACCTGAACAAGAAGAAGTCATTCGACCTCTATTGGATGCTTTAGAAGATGATCGCCAAGCGGTGTTGAAATCTCTTGAAGAAACCCAAGCTGGTGCAAGTGAGCTGCAGAAACAAAAAGCCAACTTACAACGGACTTTAAATGGTGAAGATATTCAACCGATGCGTGTAGGCGAATCCCTTCCTGGTGATGTTCAAGCTATGAAAGCCGATACGATTCCATTAAGGGAACCATCAAGAACCAAACAATTTAAGGACATGGGTTTTTGGGAACAAGCCGTCAACAAAGTGAAGAAAGCGTTTGGCAGTGAAAACGTGTACGAACAACCTATTGCCCGCCAAGAAATCCTAGACAATATGAGAAAAAATTTAGGGGTAACCATTCGTACCGGGCGATTAAATGCCGATGAATCCGTAAAAGGTTATTTCAAAGTGAAACCCGAAGTGATTCGCTCCCGTCAACATGGCGATATACAAGTTATCTCCCACGAGATTGGTCACAGCTTAGATAAGCAGTTTAACCTATCCAGTGGGGCATTTGACAACGAATTATTGACACTAGGGGCAAATACATCAGGTAAAGATTACACGCCTGAGCAGGTCAGGAATGAAGGTCTAGCGGAGTTCATTCGTTTGTTTCTAACAGACCCAGACAAAGCAATTCAACAAGCACCTTTGTTCTCGAAACACTTTGATGAAGTCCTTCCGAAAAAGACAAAAAACTCTTTATTGAGAACGCAAGAGGACATAGATCGTTGGATAGAACAAGGTCCTGCTTTACGCTCAAGAGGTAAAATTAACTTCACTGGTAAAGAACCAGAAACAGCATCCGAAAAAATTGACAAGGTTTATAGTCAATTCATTGATAAATTTGACCGATTGAAAAAAGTAGAGAAACAGATTACAGGAAAACTAAATGATGCTGCACATTCTTTATATAAGAAGGCTCGTCTTTCTGTAGGGGCCCCTAAAAAAGCAGAATTGATTTTAAATGAAAAGTTAAAGCCTATCTTTAAAGGGATTGAAAATGAAGGTATTTCTATGAAAGACATTAGCCAATACGCCAAAGATGTTCACGCTCAAGAGTTAGAAACGATGGGGGAAAAGGTAGCCTTGCAAGCGGGGGAAGAATTGAACCTATTATCTCAATCGGCTAAAGAACTAGACACAGATAGTCTATTAAAAGCGATTGATGATTTTCAAACTCAATATGAAGTGGAGTTGGATGAAGGACAAGTGACCTTGCTGGCTAAAGGGGAAGAATTAGAACTTAATGAAGATCAGTTATTCCAGATTGCTGAAGCAAATCGTATCGAAAGCGGTGTAACCAAGGAAGAGATGGAAGCAACCATCCGAGAATTAGGCACACCAAAAATGCAAGAGATTCAACAAAAGCTAGTTGCCTATAACAATGATTTGTTGGATATGTTGGTGGAAGGGCAAATATTGACTAAAGAAGCAGTCGAAGCCATGAGACAAAAATATCCGAACTATGTTCCGTTTTTCAGATTCTTTGAAGAGGATATTTCCATGGGACTAAGCGGAAATAAAGGGTTTGTTAATGTAGCTAATCCAGTAAAACGTTTAAAAGGTTCTACTCGTGATGTTATCGACCCGTTAGAAAGTATGGTCAAAAACACCTTCGCGGTTGTGAATGCTGTCGAGAAAAACAAAGTAGGCTTAGAACTTTCGAGATTAGCAGACATTGAAGGAGCAGGGCAATTCATCGAACGGTTGGAAGGCAAAAATCCGATTCAAGGGGATGCAATTGTAACCGTTACGGAGAAAGGCCAAAAAGTCCAGTATCAACTTGACAAGGATTTATATGACGCTATTAAACAATTAGATGAGGATAGAGCCAACAAAGTGATTCAATTCCTATCCTATCCTACTTCCATGCTTCGAGCTGGCGCAACCTTAACACCTGAATTTATGTTGAGGAACCCGATTCGCGACCAATTCCAGGCGTTTGTCGTATCCAATTACGGATACAATCCGATTATTGATTTACCGTTAGGGGCTTGGGAAGTCTTTAAAGGGAAAGCGTTCAAAAAGCATGCCATTTATAAAAAATGGGTGATGAATGGCGGAGGATACGGAAACTATCTTTCTCAAGACCGTAACTATTTAAGAGAAACTTTGCACACTTTGAAGAAAGAGGGTAAATGGTACCAAAAAGGCTATCGCACGATCACTAACCCGAAAGAATTAGGAAAGGTTACATTAAGGATTTTACAAGCCTTGTCCGAATTTTCCGAGGAAGCCACCAAGGTAGGAGAATTTAGAAAGGCATTGAAAAAAGGAGCAACGGAAGCGGAAGCAGCTTTCCAATCTCGTGACCTCATGGATTTTGGACGTGTGGGCTCAGATATGAGACAATGGAATAGAGCGGTTGCTTTCTTAAATGCTAACATTCAAGGTAAAGATAAAATTGCAAGGGCATTTAAAAGTAATCCGGTTCGGACAACTACTAGAGCGGTGGTAGGAGTTACGATTCCAGCCATGGGTGCATTGCTATCAATGGAGTATTTAGCTAATGACAAGCAAAAGGAAACGTATGAAAACACTCCTAAATGGATGAAGGACACCTTCTTCTTGTTGCCGATTCCTGGCACGGATGAATTGGCCCGTGTTCCTAAACCATTTGACTTAGCACCTGTTTTTGCTAACCCGGTGGAGCAAATTTGGGATTATGTGAAAACCAACGATCCTGATGCGTGGGATGATTTTTTAAGTCGACAAGCTATGGAACTATTGAAAATTCCTCACATGCTGACAGGGTTAACACCAATTATTGAAAGTGTTACTAACTATAGTTTCTTCACAGGTGGTACAATAGTACCAAGACGAGACCAAGATTTACTACCACAAGATCAGTATGGTGTATCGACAAGCCTAACGGCTCGAACAGTCGGAAATTTAACTAAGACTTCTCCGTATAAAGTAGATAACATGATTCGAGGATATGGAGCGGGATTAGGAAAATATGCCACGGCTGGATTGGATAAGATTCTTGAAAAGGCGGGTGCTGGTGAATTACCGCCACAAGAAGCGAAGAAGTGGAGTGAACTTCCTGTCGTGAATGCCTTTACGGTTGATTCAACGGGCGGAGGACAAGTGATGAACGACTTCTATGATACTCTTGATAGATTACGAAAAGAAAACAATTCTGCCAAGCGAAATGAGGCGGAATATGAAAGAAGTGAAGAGTACAAGTATTTAAACAAGGCGAGTAGTGAAATTAGCAAGTTGAGGAATGAATACCGTCAGATTCAAGGTTCTTATGATTTATCTCCGAAAGAAAAACGTAATCAGTTAGATGAATTGGATAGTCAAATGAATCAACTTGCAAGGGAGGCATTAGTTCAAATTGGGGAAAAAACGAAGTAAAAAAGAGATGGAAGAACTATTTGGGAAAGAAGGACCTTGGTGGTTAATGTACCTGTTCTTTATTCCTTTATTTCTAATTGCCATTGTTCCCGAAGGATTTTTCACATGGCAAGTGATGGTTGTTTTTGCTGTATTAATGAGTACTCCATTTTTTGTCGGATGGTGGTTATACAGTGATAACAGTCCAAAAAATAAGAATAAAACGGAAGAGGGCTCACATTGAGTCCTCTTTTTCTATGCAAAAACAACGGTGGGGTGATCGCTTGGAATTACAAGTTGGCGTGTTCATTGCAGTAGCATCATTGGTTATTAGTTACCTAGCTTTTAGTTTAAATAAGCAAAAAGAAACAAAAACAGAAACTCGTCAGGATGCCAGAATACAGGCTCAACTAGAGTATATCGGAAAAGGGGTTGATGATATTAGGATTGATTTAAAAGCGAATAAAGATTCTGTCAGTGAGTTAAAAGTATATGTCGCAAGGGTAGAAGAATCTAACAAATCACTTCACAAGCGTGTCGATAAATTAGAAGGAAAAGGAGAGGTTTTACATGGATAAAGCGAGTGTGACAAGGTTTGCATTGTTAGTCGTAGCGGTATTAAATGCCGTATTAAATATGCTAGGATTTGAAACGATTCCTGAAACATTGGTCAATGACATTATTGCGGTGGGTTCAGGGTTATATATCCTTTATGTTGGATGGAAAAACAACTATCTATCTAAAAAAGGTTTGCTACAGAAAGAAATATTAAAACAAAATGGATTAACAAAATAAGCTGCCTTCGGGTGGCTTTTCTTTTTTTAGAGAGGATGAAAAAGAATGCCAGATATTACGCAAAAATTTTTAACTAAAAACGATTGCTACAAAGCAGGTAGAAAAATCACGCCCAAAGGAATTATGGTTCACTCCACAGGGGCGAATAATCCTAAATTAAGTCGTTATATTCAGCCTGATGATGGAATCTTAGGAAAAAACCCTAACCAAAACGATTGGAACATGGGTGGGATTGATCGTTGCGTCCATGGGTTTATCGGAAAAGATAAAAACGGGAAAGCAAGAATCTATCAAACCTTACCTTGGAATCATCGGGGGTGGCACGGTGGCGGGAAGTCGAACGATACGCATATTGGCTTTGAAATCTGTGAGGATGGATTAACAGACCCAATCTATTTTAATGAGGTATATAACCTTGCTGTTGAGTTGTGCGCTTTCCTTTGTAAAGAGTTTAATCTAACTGTAGACACGGTTATTGGTCATTATGAAGGTTATCAAAAAGGGATTGCGACTAATCACGGGGATCCAAAACATTGGTTTTCTAGACACGGAAAGAGCATGGATACTTTACGAGAGGATATAAAGAAAAAATTAACCCCTGTGGTTCCATCGGTAATCTATGAAGCCCATGTGCAAAATATCGGATGGCAAGGGAAAAAGAGAAACGGAGAGACAGCAGGAACCACAGGGAAGTTTTTACGACTGGAAGCCTTGACAGTGAAGCTAGAAAACACCAACGCCCGATTAGAATTAGAGGGGCATGTCGAAAATAAAGGGTGGACAGCCTTACGAACAAATGGAGAAGTTATCGGCACTATTGGAGAAGGTTTGAGACTTGAAGCTGTTAAACTAAAATGTGCTACTCATCCTCTTTTATATCGGGTACATGTGGAAGGTACGGGATGGATGCCATGGGTAAAAAATGGTGAGGTTGCCGGAACGGTAGGCAGGTCTTTAAGAATTGAAGCGATTGAAATAAAAATAGCCTAAAAAAAGAAGCCCTCACTCATTGCGAGTGGGGGATTTCCTTTTTTCTTCCTTATTATAATATTACAAATTTTCTGCCCACAAAAGAGATTAGATAGCGAAAGACAAACCCTTTCCCCATTCCCCACAAGCTACCCACGAACTCCCCACAAAAGTTTAAAAAACTTCTATTTGTTTCTGTTTTCGAAATATCCAAAATGCTGATTTAATAGGGTTTTTTAATCGTTTCTGTCCGTTTCTTTTTATCAAAATAATGTGAGTTCGATTCTCGCCGAGGGCATCAAAAACCAGTTATATCAAGGCTCTACAGCTTTATCAAGTACCTCCTGCCCACGAACTCCCCACAAACTCATAAATTCGTTGATTTTTTCCATGTTTCTCTGCTCAGAAATATTGGACTTGTGGCCGTAGGTATTTAAGAGAATGGACTTGTCTTTATCACCTAATCTTCCTCCGATAAAGTTAATATCGGAAACACCTGATTCCCACATGATTGTTTCGTGTGTATGACGGAACATATGTGGGGTATAATGGCGAAGGTTAAACCGATTGCAAAGTTTGTTGAGCCAGTCCCCATAATTGGAGGTTTTGACAAAACTTCCTGTTTGGGTTATAAAAAAGGTAGGAACATTTTCAGATTTTAGTCCGTGGCGCAGAATGATGGCGTTGCGGATTTTTTTATATTCTTTTAATTTCGCTAACGTGAAATCATCTAGCCCAATAATTCGTTCCCCTGATTCTCCTGTCTTAGTCGTAGGCTTCACCTTCCAAACTAAATCCTCTTTGATGTACGTTTTATCTATGTTTAATAGTTTCTCATTGAAATCCACGTCTTTTTCACTGACCGCACAAATTTCTCCGATTCTAGCACCTGTTCCAATCAAAGCATAGGTGATGTATTTATATTGATAGAATTCATCGGTTGTATAAGATTCAATCGCTTTGATTAATTCCAGGCATTCATCTAGTTCAATATTCTTCTTTTTGTTCTTCACAGGTTTGCAGGTACGAGGATATTTTGTTTTTTTGACTGGATTCTTTCGAATAATATCCGGGACAGCTTCCTCAAAGGCTTCGCTCAAACGGCTGTTATGGCGCTGTAAGGTGCTTTTCGTGTAGCTGGGGGCAATGGTATTGATAAAGCCCTGATACTTCTCCTTGTCCAAGTCCTTCATTTTCACATATCCTAGATGCTCGGTGCAAATTGTTATCGCTTGATTAATCGTTTTTTCCGTTCCCCAAGAAACGGTATTTTTTTTAAATGTATCAAACCAATATTGCAGATAGTCCTTCACAAACATTTCCTCTTTAGCAATGTCGATGCCAAGTCCTAGTTTCCGTTCCATTTCATCGGCTGCCTTCTTGCATTCTTTCGGTGATTTAAAATCTCCCTTTGACTTCTCTTTCCATTTATTTGTTTTAGGGTCTTTGTATCGAATCCGATACTCATAAAAGTCGAGTTTGGAGTCCTTTTTTTGATATTTTTTAATACTTGCCATTTTTTTCACACCTTTGTTGATTTTTATCATAGTATTACCCACATAAAATTCAATTATGGGGGAGTATTTCTATAATAGTTATGTTACTATAATATTATATACGAATGTTTGTTCTATTTCGAACTATTGGTTACTCTTTTTTATGTCGAAACATGGGGAAAAGTATTTAGATGCTTGGTTTTGCAATAGTGACTAAACTAACGGTTCAAACTTTTTTATGATGTTAATATTATTGTGGAGTATAAACATCAATGATGACTCAAGCCGTGGATAGACTAATTTCGTCTACCCTATATCCCTACTCCCGACCCCAAATTTCATAGAGTTCTTCCATTGTACAGTCTAGCACTGCCGCAATATTCAAAGCTGTTTCGTATGACATGATGGACTGATTATTTACATAGCGTGAAATTGTCTGTTTCGACTTCTTCACCCGACGAGATAATTCTTGCTGTGACATTCGTTTTCGCTGTAAATGGAATGAGAGTAGGCACTTACCGACTTTGTAAGTCACCACAACCCATCCTTTAGGAGCTGATGATTATGACAAAAGAAGTTATTAACATCTCCGAAATTATGTTGATTCTACAA